TAACAGATGCCAAAGCCCAATTATAAATTTAACGAAGATCAACTCATTCAAGAGTTAAAAGAGTATGTGGATGTTACATACAATCAACATTATAGCAAATCTCAATTCCAATCCTCTGAGTTCATTATGGACTGCGGACACGGTATGGGATTCTTTTTAGGAAATGTTCTAAAGTATGCACAACGATATGGCAAAAAGGATGGATTTAATAGAAAGGATTTATTTAAAATCCTACATTATGCCCTTTTAGCATTAAATGAACATGATAGGAATTATAAATAAGTAGGCACTTAACCCTAAACTAGGAGAATAAAAAATGGCACACGTCGTTGTATACACATATACCCGTCCCAATACAGACATAGACTTTACGTCTCCTTCTGTAGAACAAATGGATTGGGATAATGCGAGAATGGCATCCATTGTGGATAACAATATTGAGTTATCTTATCAGTTTGGTGAGACAGGATTACAGCTTATTGCCACTCATACAGCGCCAGACTTGGAATCTTGGCAAAATCATTTAAGAGTTTTATTGCAAAATGATGGACAGGCTGTAATGACTGATATGCGAGAAAGAGCTGAAGCAGACGGTATTACTATTGAAGTTACTGTTAATGGTCAGCCTGTTACACATTCAGATATGCTAGCAGCAGTATCTAATCTATAAAACGGTACACCAAACACTTGACTTAATTTGAATTTGTTCGTATAATATACGGACTTAATAATGGAGTAAACTATATTATGAAAATCAGTAAAACTACCCTCGAAGTTCTTAAGAATTTCGCAACGGTAAATTCCAACATTCTCGTTCGACAAGGAAATGTTCTTTCTACAATTAGTACAGGAAAGAACATTTTCGCACGAGCAGTCGTAGATGAAACTTTTGATAAAGAGTTCGCTATCTATGATCTTAATAGCTTACTTGCTTTACTTACACTTATGGAGGACACCGACGTAGAGTTTGGTGATGAATCTCTTAAAGTGATTAAAGGTAGTAGTGAGTTTGAATACTTTTATGCAGACCCTAACATTATTGTTTCTGCTCCCGACAAGACTATTGATGTAGATGATTTCTACTCATTCGACTTGTCCTCAGAAAACTTGGGTATGATTATGAAAGCAGCCGCGATTACAGGTGCACCTATGCTAAGTATCGTGGCAAGTGGTGGTAAGGTAACACTTACTGTAGGTGATCCTAGCACGCCTAAGAGTAACAGCTTTAAGCAAGTTATTGGTGATGCTACTGTAGAGTTTGATGCAAGACTGCAGATTGAAAATTTAAAAGTAGTTCCTGGATCATACAAGGTTACAATCTCTAAGAAGAAGTTTATGTTCTTACAGAACAGCAAATCTGATCTTAAGTATTGGTTGGCACTTGAACGCTCTTCAGAAATTGGAGAATAATATGGAAGAAGGAAAATTAAATTTTAACCTAAGGGAAGTATCCAATGGTTGGGTACTTGAAGTTTCTAATTCAGATGATGGTGCAGAATTTATCTTCACTAGACCTAATCAAGCTTTGACTATGATTAAAAAAATTCTTAATGAAACTTTTGATCCTTTCAGTGATGGAGAATAAAAGATGCTTAATTTAGTATCTGATCTTAGTTGGCCTGTTCGTGTAGATAGCGAATGGGCTGAACTAACATCTAAAGAAGTATTTGAAGGTAAGCGTGTAGTATTGTTTGCACTGCCAGGTGCATTTACTCCTACATGTTCTAACTATCAATTACCTGGCTATGACGAACTCTATGATGAGTTTAAAGCGCATGGCATTGACGAAGTATATTGCCTAAGTGTCAACGACACTTTTGTAATGAATGCGTGGGCAAAGGACTTGGGAATTAAAAATGTTAAACTTATCCCAGATGGTTCTGCTAAGTTTACACATTCTATGAATATGCTTGTCGCCAAAGACAATTTAGGCTTTGGTATTAGGTCTTGGAGATATGCAATGGTTGTTAATAACGGCGAAGTAGAAAAGCTGTTTGAAGAGCCAGGTAAATCTGCAAACCACCCTGAGGATCCATATGAAGTATCTGATCCTCAAACTGTGCTAACTTATTTGAAAGGTGGACGGCACATTGAACTTACACTAAATGATACCGCTGACATTAAAGAGCGAATTGGTAAGTAAGTTTTTTTATTATATTATGGAGTAAGTGATGGAAAGTAGAGCAGAGCAGTTTCTATGGGTAGAAAAGTATCGCCCACAGAATATTGATGACTGTATTCTACCTGAGGACACTAAAAAAACATTTAAGGAGTTTCTCAATAAAGGAGAAGTTCCTAATTTGCTTTTGTGTGGCACCGCAGGTACAGGTAAGACTACAGTAGCAAGAGCCTTGTGTGAACAGTTAGGATGTGATTACATCATTATTAACGGTTCAGATGAAGGCAGGCAAATTGATACCTTAAGAACTAAAATTAAGGACTTTGCTAGTTCAATTAGTTTTGAAGGAAAAACAAAAGTTGTAATCATAGATGAGGCAGACTATCTAAACAAGGATAGTGTTCAGCCTGCTCTACGTGCGTTTATAGAAACATTCTCTGAAAACTGTAGGTTTATTTTTACATGTAACTATAAAAATCGTATCATTAGTCCACTACATTCCAGGACTACGGTTATTGAATTTAAAACAGGTAACGGTAATAAGCCTAAGTTAGCAAGTGCCTTTATGAAAAGAATGCAGGACATTCTTAATTCTGAAGGCATTAAGTATCATGAAAAAGTATTGGCAGATTTATTGATTAAATACTTCCCAGACTATCGACGTGTTATTAATGAACTACAAAGGTATTCTGCGGCAGGTGTTATTGATGAAGGCATTCTCAGCAACTTTGCAGAAATCAACACAAAGGAGTTGATTGCTTCCTTGAAAGAAAAGGATTGGCGTAAGATGCGACAATGGGTTGCCAACAATGTTGATACAGATCCACAAGGCATCTTTAGATACATCTATGATACTCTACTGCCTGAGATTAAATCTATACCTCAGCTTGTTTTACTTATTGCAGACTATCAGTATAAAGCAGCGTTTGTAGCAGATCAAGAAATTAATCTTACTGCCTGCTTAACTGAAATTATGGCAAACGTGGAGTTTAAATGAAAAAAACGAAAATAAAAAAACAATTAAAAAAGAAACTAAAGGCTTTTCACAAGTTCATGAAACGTGGTAGACTTGCCAAAGTAGTAAACAAGACTTTATCAGAATGAACAGAATGAAAAGAGCAGTATTAGTATTTGCATTTATTGTTTTATTATTATTAGTAGGGTTTGGTTCTTATTATGAGGCAGACTTTATGATGAAGAATGCAGAACTTTTAGCATCTTCCTATCAGATCAGAGGTCGTTGATGGAAAGTATTTTAGAAGGCTTTGGTCCAGCAGTAAGTGAAATCAATGAAGAAGATTTCGTAGAAAAACTTGCGAAGATCTCCCCTTTTGATTTTGCCAATAGCATAAACTACACCAAAGAAAATTTGATTGTAGATGATTGGACAGAGAATCAATACAATCCTTTTATAGTTAATCGTGCTATGGGGTATGGTGCTGATACAGTTATTGCTGGCAATGAAATGAATTCTAGATCTCATTTAGATAAAAAGATGCAGTATGATTTTCTTTGTGCTGTTGTTCGCAAAAAGAAACGCTACAACAAATGGTTGAAAAGTGAAGAAGAAAATCTTGAAGCAGTACAAAAGTATTTTGGTTACAGTTTCAATAAGGCAAAAGAAGCCTTAAGAATTTTAACTCCAGAGAACATTGAGGAGATCAAGGAATACCTAAAATCATCTAAAGGTGGAAAATTATAAATAACTAAGAATTCCATAGAGTAATTATGGATTAGTTATAAGGTAAATGAGATGAACAACAAAGAAGATTTCTTTGATATTAATTTTCCAGGTTATTTTCCTTTAGAGATAGAACTCAACAGTCCTGATGACTTCTTAAAAGTCAGGGAAACATTGTCTAGAATAGGCATTGCTTCTAAAAAGGATAATGTTCTTTTTCAGTCTTGTCATATTTTACACAAGAAGGGAAGATACTTTATTACGCATTTTAAAGAACTGTTTGCTTTAGACGGCAAAGCGGCAGATTTTACAGAGAACGATTTGCAAAGAAGGAACACAATAGGTAAACTTCTACAAGATTGGGGACTTGTAAAACTTTTAATTGAATTAGAGGAAGAAAATTTAGCCCCTCTAAGTCAGATTAAAATAATTGCTTTTAAAGAAAAAGATCAATGGGATTTAATTCCAAAGTACAACATAGGTAAAAAACGATAACATAATATGATCCTAAATTTGACGCCGCTTATATATTATGAGGACAATTTTCTAACGAGTTACGAATGCGAAACTATAATAGAAATGAGTCGAGATCATTTAGAACGTTCAAAAGTTTTTGACAAAGACAATCCAATAACAGATGCAAGGACTAGCTATCAACATTGGCTATCTCATACTGATTCCTTTGTCAAAACGTTTATGGAAAAGGTAGCATCCAAAGTAGGAATACATCCTGCTCAGAGTGAGCCGCCTCAAGTTATTCGATATGATAAAACACAAGAATACAAACCACATCATGATACTTTTGATCTTGTAAAAAATCCAGAACTTATTAAGTCGGGAGGACAAAGAGTTCTAACTGCATTAATGTATTTGAATACTCCTACTTCTGGGGGAGGAACAATTTTTCCTAAACTGTCTAGAAGAGTAGATGCAGTTCAGGGTCGCTTAATAATTTTTCATACATGTTATCCCGGAACAAACATTGAACACCCATTTGCTTTACATGGCGGAGAGCCTGTAGGACTAGGAGAAAAGTGGGCTGTTAATTTGTGGTTTAGGGAAGGTGAATTTAATCAAAACCCTTAAACTTTTATAAATAAAATTGAGACGCCGAAAGGGTCTCGTATAACTAACCTTGCTAAATATAGGAGGAAACTAAAATGGTAAGAAGATATACTACAGCCAACATGGCTGATTTTTTAAATGATGTAAAACCTTTCACTGTAGGTTTTGATAGAATGTTAGACAATCTTGTGAATGTTTCAGAGATTGCAAACAATTATCCACCCTACAATATTGTAAAGGTTGAAGATGAAAAATTCATTATTGAAATTGCAGCAGCAGGTTTCACAAAAGATGAATTTAACATCAACCTAGTACCCGAAGGTAATAAACTCGTTGTTCAAGGTGTACAAGACCGAGGCGAAGATAAAAGAGAATTTTATCACAAGGGTATTGGAGCTCGTAACTTCACAAGAACATTTGCATTAGCAGAACATGTTAAAGTAGAAGATGCAGAGTTTGTAGATGGAATGCTTTTAATCACTCTGATTAGAGAAGTTCCAGAAGAAAAGAAAGCAACAACAATCAAAGTTAAATAAGGAATAAAGCATGGCCAATGTCCAAATTATAAAATTATCATCTGGTGAGGACATCATTGGAGATATCGAAGAGATACAAGTTGAAGGCAGGGAATTTGTTCTAGCCAATAAACCTTGTTTAATAATGATGGTTCCTAAACAGGATAATCCCAATGAGTTTGGCATTGGCCTTGCTCCCTATGCTCCTTTTGCTAAAGAGCATAAAGTACCTATTATGCCAGCACACATCGTTTCAATTTATCAACCTGAGACATCTTTGCTAAATGAATACAATAGACGATTTGGTTCAGGACTTCTTGTTCCGGACAATAATATTGTTACTAAGCAAACTTTAAAAGGTTGATATGTACGAGTATAAATGTAAAATCGTAAGGGTAGTAGATGGTGACACCGTGGATGTCGACATTGATCTCGGTTTCGGAATATGGTATCGTAACCAACGAGTGCGATTATATGGAATTGACACTCCTGAAAGCCGGACAAGAGATAAGGTTGAAAAGCAATACGGACTTATGGCGAAGGCATTTCTTAAAACGGCCCTTGGGAAAGAATCAACTTTACGGACTCACAAAGACGCCACAGGGAAATTTGGTCGTATCCTTGGAGAGTTTATCGTGTACGATGCCAAGGAAGATAGAGACCAAAGCGTAAAAGATATAATGATTCGAGAACACTTGGGTGTTGCTTATTTTGGTCAATCCAAAGAGGATATAGAAGAAGCCCACTTACTCAATAGAAAGAAAGTGGTCATCTAATACTTGACATTATCCTCCAACGATACTATAATTATGACTTATTTGTGTTGGAGTTATTATGAATTTTTATACGTTTGCCAAGCACTATGGCAACAAGATACTAGTTCGAGGTGTTCGAGATGGTAAACGTTTTACTTCTCGACACGACTTTAAGCCCACCCTTTATGTAAAAACAGATAAGCACTCTAAATACAAGAGCATGTTCGGTGAAACACTTGCTCCTGTAAAGTTCGAGACAAACAAAGAAGCATCAGAGTTTGTAGATAGATACAAGGAAGTTTCTAACTTTCCTATCTTCGGACAAACACAATGGGGTTACCAATATATCACAGAAAAATATCCCGGCGAGATTGCCTGGGATCCTAAACACATCGACATCTATTCTATTGATATAGAAACAACAGCAGAGAATGGGTTCCCAGATGTAAACAATCCTATTGAGAAAGTTCTTCTCATAACCTTACAAAACAACAACACAAAAAAGATAACAACATTTGGACTAGGTAACTTTACTCCGGGCGAGGCTACTAAGGACTACAACATAGACTATCGCCCCTGTTCTGACGAACGAATTCTATTACAAAACTTCTTAGATTGGTGGAATGCTAATACACCTGACGTTATAACAGGTTGGAATACAGAACTGTTTGACTTGCCTTATCTTATTGCTAGGGTAGAACGTATCTTAGGTGACGAGGATAAAAAACGTTTCAGTCCCTTTGGCTTAGTTGCTAGAAAAAATCTAACGATAGGTGGTAGGGAGCAAGTTAAGTATGAGATGACAGGCGTTGCTCAGTTAGATTACCTAGACTTGTATAAGAAGTTTACATACATTACCCGAGAATCCTACAAACTAGATTACATTGCAGATGTAGAACTAGGACAAAAGAAACTTGAAAGTGGGTTTGATACTTTCAGAGAGTTTTATGAGAATGACTGGAACAGGTTTGTAGAGTATAACATCATTGATACTGTCCTTGTAGATAAACTTGAGGACAAGATGAAGCTAATTGAACTTTGTCTAACAATGGCATACGACGGCAAGTGCAATTATGCAGATGTATTTTCATCTGTTAGGACTTGGGACTGTTTGTTGTACAATCATTTGATCGATCAAGATGTTGTGATACACTTGAAGCCCGATCGTCCCTCAAGAAATATTGCAGGTGCTTATGTACAAGAGCCTGTACCCGGTGAATATGAATGGGTTGCTTCTTTCGATGCGACTTCACTGTATCCCTCAATCATTATGCAGTATAACATGTCTCCAGAAACACTGGTTCCTGGTTATACATTTGATGTGCAAATTAAAGACTTACTTACAAAAGGTTATGACTTATCCCAACTTCGGGATAAGAACTACGCAATGGCAGCTAATGGTTATTGTTTTACTCGGGAAAGGCAAGGATATTTCCCAGAGATTGTACAAAAGTTTTTTGATGATCGTCAGAAATATAAGAAGTTGATGTTGGAATCCAAGCGTAAGTATGAGGAAACAAAAGCAGACGTATACAAAAACGAGATTGCTAAGTACAACAATTTTCAGATGGCTCGTAAGATTCAACTTAACTCTCTTTATGGTGCGATGGCTAATGAATACTTTAGATACTATGATGATAGGATTGCAGAAGGTATTACATTGTCCGGACAATATATTATTCAGGACACAGCACAAGCACTAAACCTTTTTCTCAACAGGGTTTGTGGGACTAATAATGAGGTAGTATATAGCTTTTACTCCGACACAGACTCATGC